TTCTTGAGGACAAGCAGGACGGAGAAAGACTAACTCCTATTGAGTGTCATGATATCATGTGCCATTTGGCAGATGCTGTCTTGTCTGGTGGCATAAGAAGAGCTGCAATGATTTCCCTGTTTTCTGCCGATGACAGCGAGATGCTGGCTGCAAAGTCAGGCAATTGGTGGGAGAAGAGCCCTCAAAGGGGCAGAGCAAACAATTCAGTTGTGCTTCTACGACACAGAATCGAAAAAGAAACGTTTATGTCTCTTTGGGAGAGAATCCGCGCCTCCGGAGCTGGTGAGCCTGGATTTTCTTTCACGAACGACAAGGAAAGAGGTTTTAATCCTTGCCATGAGATTTCATTGAGATCTTGTCAGATGTGCAATCTTACAGAAATCAACGTGAGTGATATAGACTCTCAGGAGGAGTTAGAGGAGCGGGCGAGAGTTGCTTCTTTTATTGGAACCTTGCAAGCTGGATACACCGACTTTCACTATCTTCGACCTGCATGGCAAGCAAATTGTGAGAGGGACGCGCTACTCGGAGTCAGCATGACAGGTATCGCCTCACAGAGAGTGTTGGAGTTGGACATGACTTCTGCAGCCAAGATAGTGAAGCAAGAGAATGCAAGAGTGGCAGAGTTGATCGGCATCAATCCTGCAGCACGTTGTACTGCGGTAAAGCCTGCTGGCACAACTTCACTTGTTCTCGGAACTTCGAGTGGTATTCATGCGTGGCACAACGATTACTATATCCGTCGTGTGAGAGTCGGAAAGAACGAGTCAATCTACAGGTATCTGGCAAACAATCACCCAGAGCTTGTAGAGGATGAGTACTTCAGTCCACACGATACTGCAGTAATTTCCGTACCACAAAAGGCTCCAGAGGATTCGATCTTAAGGACAGAAAGTGCACTGCAGCTTCTAAAGAGAGTAAAGAAGGTCACAGAGGAGTGGGTCTTTGCTGGATACAGAAAGGGTCCAAACAATCATAACGTCTCGGCCACAATCTCTACAAAGGATGCTGAGTGGCCTGACGTCGGAGAGTGGATGTGGGAAAACAGAGGCTCTTACACAGGCCTGTCTGTTCTCCCGTATGACGGAGGAACATACAAGCAGGCCCCTTTTGAGGACTGCTCTAAAGAGACTTATGAAGCTTTGTTTGAGACCTTGAAAGAGGTCGACTTGTCAAAGATCGTAGAAGAAAAAGATGAAACAAACCTTACGGCTGAGGCTGCCTGTGCTGGCGGCGAGTGTACGGTAAACTTTCTTTAAAAAATGCTTGATTTTATATTACAATGTTGATATAATGGCAAAGTAGTTAACAACAAGAAAAGGAGAAATAATGGCTACTAATTTACATATCGTTAACAATAGAGAGATTGAAGAAAAGGAAAAGCATATTACTAGCTTTATCAAGAGCCTTGCAGCGGTGGAAGAAGCAATGGAGCCCTTCAAGGACCAGAAGCGAGACCTGCGACAGAACTATGTCGACAATGGTTGGCTCACCAAAGAAGAGATGCGAATGGCAGTACGCGCATATCGCCTGATGAAGACTGATACTGACATGGATCAGCTTTTGGATTTCTTCCAGCATGTGAAGAAGACTGTGGGGAACAATGGTTGAATCTCTTTCCCCGCTGAATCGTCGTATTCTTATAGTCCCGCACTTTAAAGAGCAAAAGGATGATTCAGGTATTCTACTGCCAGAAGATTATAAGCCACAGGAAGAGCAGCACATTGTTGCTACTGTGGTAGCTGTCGCTCCTGACTGTGCTCCTAGTTTTGCTTCTATTCGCAATTCTAGAGAGAGGCAGGAGATTATAGTTGATAGAGCTATGATTGAAACGATCAACCATAAGGGTAAAAAGTTTCATCTTATTCTTGAGAACTATGTTGTGGGTGTAATGCGGGGAAGAAGTGAGATTTGATCTATATGGAGACAAGATCGGAGCCGTAGAGTATGTTAGTCATATGGGCTCCGACTTGTCTGTCGTTAACGCTGCAAGAGTCTCCTTTGGCTCGAAGAGGGATGAGCTGAATGAAAAAGATATTAAACTTATTAACTACCTCATGCAGCATAACCACACTAGTCCATTTGAGCATTGTACTATTACAATGCGTTTTACTGTTCCTTTATTCATAAGGTCCCAGCATCATCGACACAGAACGTGGGCTTACAACGAGATCAGCAGGCGATATACGTCCGTTGATATGCAGTTTTATCAGCCAAAAGAATTCAGAACACAACATAAGTCTAATAGACAGGCAAGTGAAGACAAACTGATTAATCCTCTGGTATCTTTCAGAGACTCCTATCAGGTTGGCCATTCTGGATACGCCGCACGTCTAGTTGAAAATCACCATGCAACATCTATGACTCTATATCAATCTTTGCTAAATTCTGGAGTCTGTAGAGAACAAGCAAGAGGGGTTCTCCCTCAGAATTTGTACACGCAATATTACGGCACCGCAAATCTTCACAATCTATTAAAATTTGTATCGCTCCGTAGCCACGACGGAGCACAATGGGAAATCCAAAGAGTGGCACAGGCTTGCTTGGCCATAGCGAGGGAGCACTTCCCTGAGTCTATAAAAGCGTATGAGAAGAAGCATATGGAGTTGTGATGAAAAGATTTTTGTTTTTGTTTTTGTTTTTATTGGTTGGGTGCGAAGATGATACTGCCGCTACAGGTGGCAGATCTCTGGCTGACAAGGGTTCAACATTCGTTGAAAATGGCGACGTAAGAGTACTCATTCCCAGAGATATGCGTCAGCGAGAGCCAGATCAGTTTGTCTATATCGTCGATGCAAGAATGCGATTTGATATGATCATAGACGCAGCACCGCCACCACAGGTGTGCAGAAGATGGGGGATGAAAGAAGAGTGTACCCTGCCTGATTTTGAGGGACCTTGCGCTCAAGGTGAAAGAATCTGCAGAGAGACAGAGTGGAGCGACTGTGTTCCAGTTAACTTTCCCCGTCAAGAGGTTTGTGATGCTATCGACAATGATTGTGATGGAAGACTAAACGAGTCCCCACTGTCTCAGAACGAGGTTCTCTCCAAAATGTGTTACACAGGCGCTCCAGGGACCGATAAGAACGGCCCTTGTCGCAGCGGTATTTCATTGTGCGAAGAAGTTATGGTAAGCACAGATGCAGGAGTTATCATCGCGTATGAGTATGGAGACTGCCAGAACCAAATAGTGCCCTCTGAGGAGGAGTGTGATTCGATCGATAATGATTGTGATAGATCCACGGACGAAGGCGTGCTAAACGCTTGTGATCAATGCGGAGAAGTTCCAGTTGAAGAGTGTGACGGTATTGATAATGATTGTGACGACTCTACGGACGAAGGCTTATTGAACGCTTGTGACGAATGTGGCCCATTGCCAGAAGAGCTGTGTGATTTTATTGATAATGACTGCGACGGTGAGATCGATGAAGACGCTGGTGACTGTGAATGTGAAAACCCGCTTTATGTCCCACAGCCAGAAAAGTGCAATGGCTTAGACGATGACTGTGACGACTTTATTGACGAAGGCCCCGGCGGCGGCCCATTGACTTCTCTTTGTGCAACCAATCAGCAAACAGGCGAGGTTGAAACCTTCGCAAGAAGAGAAGATGGTCCAAATTATGTTGGCGGTGATTGTCGTCTTGGTCTCGCAATTTGCGAATCACGACGCGTCGATGGAGAAGAGGAATATGGGTACTTCGAGTGCCAGGAAGAAATACTCCCCAGAAACGAGCGTTGTAACGAGGAGGATGATGACTGCGATGGTATAGCAGATGAAAACTTTCAACAAGGAAGCGTCGCAGTGATGATGGTTGTAGACGTCTCTGGTTCAATGCAGGATGATGAGTTGTTCGCTGCCTTCAACGCAACAAGGGACACTGTCTCGGTCTTACACGCTCAGGGCGTACAGGATGTTTGCTATATGTTGGCAGTAGTTGGAAATGACGAAATGGAAGATCCATATCTGCAAGCTTATGCGGATAACTGCGTCCCCGGCGTTGAAGACCCTCCTATCGTTCCAGTCGAGGATATGAGAGGAGCAGTTGTAGCCCTTCAGGGTCAGATTGCTGGCAACCTAATCAACCAAGGTGGTGCTACTGAAAACACGTACGATGCAATAGGTAAGTTTTTTACAGATGATCTGCTCGATTGGGACAACGATGGCTTTCCAGATGAAGTTGAGTGGGCGACTAACCGCCCTGGACTTAATCCTGTTCACACAACAGATTTGAGCCGATATACTCACAGAATAGTTGTTGTTCTAGGTGACGAGCGAGGTCAAGGTGTTTTGTATGATGAACATACTGCAGCAATGGCAATGGCACGCTCTGGAGGAATGGTTTTTATAATCGGCCCAGCACACTTGGAAGCAAGCTACTCTCAGTTGATGGACAATGGAGCCGTTCGCAGAGAAATGGGGAGAGGTCTTGGTAGAAATGATAACGTAGAAAACATAACCGAAGCGATAGTAGAGGCTATCGAAGAGGCTGCTTGTATCAACAGGAGAGTTGGGCAACCCGCTCCGGACGGTGGCGTAGATGACGGAGGTGTGACCGATGCAGGCCTCGATGGTGGTTTGGCTAGAAATCTAATACCTCTTGTTCCAAATTACAAGGAGACATCCGCAACTTATCGAACCGACAAGATGTGGTCAGTTTACAGGATGTGTTTCTAATGAAAAGGATTTTCGTTCTGATCTTAGCTATCGGTTGTACGGACGACAGTCCCCCATCGATGCCGACAGATGTGAAGCTTGTGTACAGGGATGCGTCACAACCCGTTGTGGACGCACTCATCATACCAGCCGACGCTGCACCTGTTGTGGATGCTGCTCCTGACGCTTCGCAGAGACCTCCTTTCGAGTGTCCCTTGAGTGATACGGTTGATCGGTTGGGATCTGAACTTTGCGAGAGAGATGATGATACTGTCGGACAAAGGGCAATTTGGTGCGACAAGGGATATATACGTTTAGGTCCGTGCGATCCATGCGAAGTAGAAACTTGCGACAACGAAGACAACGACTGTGACGGCCGTATCGATGAAGGAGAATTCTCTTGCAATACTGCCTGTGGCCCCGGCAGCGGCATCTGTATAGATGGATCGGTCGAAGGGTGCGATGCTCCTGAGGTCATCAACACTGACGTGCTCTTCATAGTTGATTGGTCAAGTTCAATGGGGGCTCGTATAGATGCGACTCTTGATGCGCTGGGAAGATTTTCAAGAGAATTTCAAACAAGCGAACAAGTCAAGTGGGGCTTAATTGTGGGGCCAATAAGAACTCCAAGAGAAGACAATCCAGAAATAAGTCAAGAGACCTTGATTCTTATATCAAACATATCTACATTTGATGACTTTCTTGTTCGCTTTGTTGCATCCCCTCGTGTTCACACTGGAGGCAAGGAGATGCTTTTGGATGCCGTATACATCGCATTGAGAAATGTTAGTGGGAATCTTGCAAACAACTTAGAAGAATCCAGATGGACTCAGGGCGCCGCATCTGTGCCTCCTTTGGGAGAGTTTATCATCAACTGGAGACCTGGGGCAGATAAAATTATGGTTGTGTTTTCTGACGAAGTCGAAAGAACTTACATGGACCCGCCAAACACGATCTACAGGGTTGATGACGCCCTTGCGGCATCTCCAAACTTAAAGCTATATACTTTTGCGGGTGGATTTTACGGTTGGGATGAACTCGCCGCACGTACCGGTGGAGCAAACTTCGCACTAACAGCAGAAGCAGATGAGATGTACGAGAGTCTAATGACGATCTTAAGCGACGTCTGTAGGCCACGGCAGTGAAACATGGAATACAAAAACATCGTCATAGGCTCCAGCCTACCAGCGCTACTGTTTGCCTATTATAACGAATATCCGATTATAATTAACTCGCTACGCAGGCCATTCAGGTTCGACAGTTTATCAATGGATGTTCAGTTTCATGACGAGGTGATAAGAAGTAAGAGCTACCTGTGGTCTGCCGTTGCATGGAGGCTGTCCATGGAAGGCCTCGCACCCTTCGGTCCATCCGCCAAGTCAGTAAGAATAAAGGACGATGTAATATCTAATGTTGTCGAAGGTGGAACCAACATAAAGATCAGCTTTGAGAAGTGCTATGTCTTTGATGATGACAATCTGACTGTAGAAAACGAGATACTACAAGAGGCAAGTGGGGATGTTCGGGTGTTCGATTGGATGAACGTACGCAGAGGAACCACTCATGGTATAGACTATTTGGGATCGGAAGATGACTTTGTAAGGCATATATATTTTTACAAGTCCGAAAGAATAGATGGCAACCACAACAAGAAAGATCTGGTTGCGGTATCTTTTCTAAAGGAGGAGGATATCCAAGATTTTGAATACTCTGAGACCATGGCTCGATTTAAGATACAGAAAGAGATGTCATCTCACGGGATCATCGGAGCAAAGAGTGGCCTGACTCATGATGGAAAACAAAGAAAGTACAACGTAAAGGTTGAGCCTGATTATAGATATGTCGAACCACTAGGAAGGAGAGTATACCAGAACTCGGAAAGAGTAGAGTTCATCAACTTGACAGCCGAGGAAGTGGTGATGGACTATGCTTGAAGAGGGTAGCGGAAATGTGCAAGCTTTTCATCTCGCAGGTGTCGTTCCTGTAGCTGGTCCTGATTTAGGCTTTGGGTTTCCTTGGCATGACAGTATGCAACCTATCGCTGAAAATTACCTTGCAGTAGAGAGGTCTGTTGTAGAGTGCGCCTACGCAGGATGCGAGACAATATGGGTGGTCTGCAATGACGACATGCAACCTCTCTTGAAGCATAGGATGGGTGACTACATAGAGGACCCCTACTATCTAGACAAGGCTCAGTTTGTAAAATATCCGAGTGCTGCACGAAGACAGATACCTATATTTTATACACCTATTCACCCAAAGGATCGAGACAGAAGGGATAGTCTTGGGTGGTCCGCTCTTCACGGTGCTCTTACAGCATTTATCATGAGCGATAAGATAAGCAAGTGGCTCATACCCAGCAGATATTATGTTAGCTTTCCTTACGGGGTTTATCAGCCGTGGAGTATTTATAAGCACAGAAAGAGAATCTCTCACAAGAATCCGTTCTTTCTCTCTATCGATGGAAAGACGATAAGGGACGGAGAGTATTTGGGATTTACGTTTGATGCAGAAGAGTACAAACAATATGTGGCGGATGTTAAACAAAGCTGCACAGGCGGAAGCAAAAGTATTTCAGCCAAGGAAAGATGGTCTTCTCGGTTTTTTGGACTTGACAAAATCTTTGGTTCTGCTATAATAAACAAAGATCAAACGTTGGAAGTTCCCTGGTATTACCGAATTGATTCGTGGGACGGACTACACAACTATCTGGCTTCAGAGGAAAGCAAACAAATAAAAAGACCCAGCGACACATTATTTAAGAAGTCGCTGTACAACAAGATTGGAGAACAAGAATGAAAAAAAACGCACACTTTAGGGGGTACAACGATGTGCCATGGTATCTAAAAGAGGCCATCGGCTGGCCAGATCATTATGATAATTTGTCGACAGAGCAGCAAGCTTTTGTCTACCAGATGTGTGTAGAGATTGCATCACCTCCCCAGCTTCGAGAAAACTTGCAAGAAATCCGGGATGATTTGGAGGAGATCATTGAAGACCTCTAGAGTTAAGTCAACCATTCCTTTCGTTGGTTTGCATGCCCACTCCGTTGCGGGAAGTATCTTTGATGCCCTGGGATATCCGCAGGAGCATATGGACTTTGCCTATCAGAACGGCATGGACGCACTAGCGCTAACTGATCATGGGAACGCCAACGGTCTGGCATATCAAGTTTTGCATGCTAAAAAGATGCAGGCTGAAAACAAAAACTTTAAGCCTATCTTTGGCGTTGAGGCATACTTTCTGCCCTCTGTTGCAAACTGGAGAACTGAGTATGAGAAGGCGCTAAAGGACAAGAAGAAAAAGGTCGACGACACTCAGTCAGGAACCACCGTCGAGAATGAAGAATCAAAGAAGTTGATGAAAAACATTCTCAACCGTAGACGTCATCTGATTCTTTTGGCACAGAACCAAAAGGGTCTAAAGAACATCTTTAAGTTGATCTCATCAAGTTATGACAAAGAGCATTTTTATAGGTATCCCCGCGTCGACTATGCCTTGCTCAAGAAGCACAATGAAGGCGTCATCGCTGCGTCTGCCTGCTTGGGCGGAGTGTATGCTGGCTGCTATTGGGAGAATCGCGACAAAGGTGAAGATCAAATCCTCACAGCGTTTCGTAACACAACGCAAAAGATGCAGTCCATCTTTGGAGACAGGTGGTATGGAGAGTTGCAGTGGAATAATGTACCAGAACAGCATGAGCTAAACAGATATATTATCCAGATGCATCACGAGTTTGGTCTTCCGCTGATTTCAACTGCAGATAGCCACTATCCAGACAAGGAGGCCTGGAAAGACAGAGAGCTTTACAAGCGCCTAGGCTGGCTTGGCAAGCGTCCTGAGTGGATGTCTGCTGAGTTGCCAATCGACGTCGAAGAGATTGGGTATGAACTTTATCCGAAGAATGGCGATCAGATGTGGGAGTCTTACAAGAAGTATTCAAAAGAGTGTCAGTGCGAATATGATGACAACATCGTAAAGAATTCAATTACAGAAACCCACAGGATCGCACATGAAAGGATCGAGACATTCTTTCCAGACAACACGGTGCGTCTGCCAGACTTTGTCGTGCCTCAGGATACGACACCAGGCGAGGCTTTGCAGAAGTTGACTGCTGAAGGTTTGAGAAACTTGGGCCTATCTGATGACAAAGATTACCTAGACCGCGCAGCTCTAGAGATCGAAGTCATTGACTCTAGAGGGTTCAGTAAATACTTTCTAACTATGAAGGCTATCGCAGATAGGGCCAAGGAGACCCAATTAGTGGGCGCTGGAAGGGGCTCTGCAGCCGGTTCTCTGGTCGCCTATGCCCTAGGTATCACCCAAGTTGACCCTTTAAAGTATGGTTTACAGTTTGAGAGGTTTCTGACAAAGGGTGGCTCTGGATATCCAGATATTGACTTTGATACAGCAGAACCCATGAAACTAAAGGAGGAACTGGTTGAGGAATGGGGCGAGAACACAGTGGTTCCGATCTCTAATTGGAACACGCTACAGCTCAGGTCCCTCATCAAAGATATTTCAAAGTTTTACGATGTGCCTTTTACAGAGGTAAACACCGTCACCAGCAAGATGATCTACGAGGCTACTCCACTAGCCAAAAAGAAGCATGGGATCACGGCAGGTGTTTACAATCCCACATTCGAAGAGGTAATGGAATTTTCGGATTCGCTAAAAAAATTCCTCAGTAAATATCCTCATATTAAGACTCACGTCGAGGCTCTATATGGACAGGTAAGATCTTGCTCAAGGCATGCCGGTGGCGTGGTTGTTGGCGAGAATCTAAACGAGTGGATGCCAATCATTGCATCTGGTGGTGTGCGCCAGACTCCATGGAGCGAAGGCATGAACGTCCGCCAACTGGAGCCTATGGGCTTTATCAAGTTTGATTTATTGGGTCTCGCCTCTTTGCGCATGATCGAGGGTGCAATCAGGCATATTCTAAAGAGGCATAAGAATGTTCCTGAACCTACGTTCGATCAGGTAAGAGAGTTTTACAACGAAAAGCTCCACCCGGATAGGATTGATCTTGGTGATCAGAACGTTTGGAAAAACATCTTTCAAGATGGTAAGTGGGCCGGCATCTTTCAGTTTACAGAGGACGGAGCACAGAAGTTTTGCAAGAGAGTTAAGCCAAGCAATCTAATTGAGCTGTCAGCTATAACTAGTATTTATAGACCAGGCCCATTATCGGCCAATGTTGACAAGAAGTTTGTGTCGGCTAAGAACAATCCAAATGATGTGGAATATGTTAACGACTTTGCCCGCAATGTTACAGAGGAAACCTTCGGCTTCCTTATCTTTCAGGAGCAGATCGCTATGTTGGCTCACAAGCTCGGCAAAGACCTGTCTCTTGACGAGGGCAACAAACTTAGAAAGCTTCTAACAAAGAAGGGCACAGGAGAGGTTCAAGAGCAGAAGGATAAGATCTTCTCAAAGTTTCTTGATGGTTGCCTGGAGAAAGGAATGAGAAAACATGAAGCAAGAGAACTATGGGAGACCTTTGAATACTTTTCCGGCTACGGCTTTAACAAGTCGCACGCTGTTTCTTACTGTATGCTGTCGTTTCAGTGTGCTTGGCTGCTCAACTATTATCCAGCAGAGTGGACCGCAGCTTTCTTGGACAAGGAGCCCGAGACGCGCAAAGAAAAGGCGATCAACATTTCAAAGTCTCTCGGATTTGAAATCGCACCATTGAACGTGAACACTTCTGGAATGGTGTGGGAGATCTCGCCAGACGGTAAGACGCTTATCCAGCCCTTGTCGTCAGTCAAGGGTCTTGGAGAGAAGGCGATCGAGCAGATCCTAAACAATCGTCCGTTCAATACGGTAGAGGAGTTTTTGTTCAACGAGAACATTGTATATTCAAAACTGAACAAGAAGGCTCTCGATGTCCTTTGTCGATCTGGTGCGATGGATGATCTAGTTGACGATAGGTTCACCGGAGCAAAGCACTTCTGGAGTTCTGTTGCAGTGGACAGGCCCAGAAAGGAAAAGAATCTATTAGAAAACATAGACAAGTACGCTCCAGAGGGGGACTTTACAGAAGAAGAGAATATCCAGTATCAGATTGATCTGACCGGGGTCTTCCCTTTTGACTTGGTAATGGGCGAACACATCAGAGAGTCTCTAGACAAGTACATGGTACCTCCTATCAGCGAATATGATGCAGAGTTGGGAGGCGTCGTGTGGTGTATTCCGAGAGAGGTCATCAAGAAGAAGACCAAGAACGGCAAGGATTACTATATCGTCAGGGTTATTGATGATAACAACGAAACGAACACCATCCGATGCTGGGGCGTGAGACCGGATAAGGATATAGTAAGAGTAAATCGGCCCTATATGATGAAATTAGACTGGAATCCTCAATGGGGTTTCAGCACGAGAAGATTGAGTGCAACTTTTAGAATGTTAGGATAGGAGTTATTATGAAAGTTAATGTTTACAAAGTTAGAGAGAACGCAAAGCTGCCCGTCAGGGCGCACCCAACAGACGCAGGAATGGACCTGTTCTTCTGCCCAGAGGCTGATGAGCCCGTTACGGTTCGTGGCTCTCGCACATGCCTGCTGCAAACAGGGTTGAAGATTGAAGTACCAGAAGGCTACATGCTTGAGGTAAAGAACAAGTCAGGCATTGCTTCAAAGAAGCAGCTCGTAACTGGTGCCTGTGTTGTCGACTCAGGATACGACGGAGAGATCTTTGTCAACCTTCACAACATCGGAGAGCGAGCACAAGTGGTCCAGCCGGGGCAAAAGATCGCTCAAGGGGTCTTTGTGAAGGTTGAGCAGCCACTGCTTGTGGAGATTGAAGAAGACAACATTTATGGTGGAACCACGAAGCGAGGCTCTGGTGCTCTCGGATCCACTGGTGATTTCTAGTGGCTTCTGCAACCAGAAAACTACAGAGAAAAAAACACAAGGAAGCTAAAAAGGACATGGCCGAGAAGCTTGGTCTGTTTCATAGAGTGCCAGATATTTGTACTATGTGCGAAAAACCATTTGACAAAAAGGACAAAAGTCAGGTACAATCATGGAGAGTGGTAGTAAGAGAGAAGGAGAAGAGAGTTAATCTTTATTGTCCGACTTGCTGGGATCACGCTAACGAACTCTTGGGTTCGATAATGGAAAAACTAGAAGGAGACAAGAATGAAGGAGACACTTAGCTTTGAAGATGTGCTCTTGGTACCGCAAAAGAGTGACATAGTAAGCAGGTCAGAAGTTAATCTGACATCAACAATGGGAAACCACAGTTTTGAGCTGCCGATAATCGCTAGTCCTATGGACACGGTTACCGAAACGGTCATGGCTTCAACCATGAAGGAGCTTGGAGCGCTCGGGATCATCCACAGGTACGCATCGATTGAAGAGCAGTGCGAAATGGTAAGCCCCACGGTTGTGGCTGCAGCAGTAGGAGTTTCAGGAGACTTTAAAGAGCGTGTCGCCTCTCTCAAAGAAGTTGGTCTAGAGATTGTCTGTTTAGATGTTGCTCACGGCCACCATTCAATGATGGAAGCTGCGCTAAAGCACCTTAGAGATACGTATGGCAACGATTTAACAATCATAGCGGGTAACGTAGCGACTCCAGAGGGGTATAGGGATCTTTCTGAGTGGGGTGCTGACGCAGTCAGGATCGGCATCGGGGGCGGCTCTATCTGTTCGACAAGGATTCAGACGGGACATGGAGTTCCCACCTTTCAGTCTGTTTTGGACTGCAAGTATGTCGACGCGGATGCCAAGATTATAGCTGATGGCGGCATAAAGACAGCAGGAGACATGGTTAAGGCCATAGCTGCAGGTGCAGACTTTGTAATGCTTGGCTCGATGCTCGCAGGAACGGATGAATCACCGGGGCAAGTCTTTGTCTCTGGAGACGACAAGAAGTATAAGGTATACAGAGGGATGGCTAGCGTTGAAGCGCAGGTCGACTGGAGAGGTGAAGCAAGATCTTTGGAGGGTGTATCGACTACGATTCCGCATAAGGGCTCAGTTACGAGCGTGATGTCTGGTCTAAAGCAGAATATAAGAAGCGGACTGTCTTATTCTGGTGCACGCACCATAGAAGAATTCCAAGCGAAAGCTAGATTCATCAGGCAAACTAGCGCAAGCATGGTGGAGAGCGGGACACACATACTAAATGGAAGATAAATATAAATACGGCCAAGAAGGTAAAAAGATTGTCTTCCAAGATTTAGACAAGAGGCACGCAGATTTGAAGATCAGGCTTAGGCATGACGGCCTGACACAGATCCAGTTTTTCCAGTCGATAATGACGGGCTATATAGAGAACGACCCACGATTGATAGATTTCATCACGGACGTCAAGATCGATCTTGCCCGACAAGGAAAGACAAGGATCAAAAAGACTCGCAATTTGATAGAAGAGGGAGAGCAGGTCAAGAGGCTTTTTCTTTTCGATGACAGCGAACAGGAAGAGATCTTCGACATGATAGCAAAGGAGTTTCCAGATTTATGAGCGATGGCTTGACAGAGTGCGCAAGAAAGTGTTATAATGAAAACAAACCTTGCGGAGAAACAGGATGCAGAAAATGGATAGACTATGAAGAGGACAATAACTGTTGTTTAATCTCAATAAGGAATAATGGCGGCGATAAGCTAACATTAGCAGAGACAGGAAAGAGAATCGGACTCAGTTTTGTTAGAGTCCGACAAATTGAACAAAGGGCACTAGAGAAACTTTCCAAATATTGCGAAAAATAATCTCTTTTTTGCTCCTAATAGCACTATTTATTAATGAAATATAGTGTAAAATATCTTTTTTATAACTTTTTTACAAACACCTAGGAGAAACCATAATGAGTAAAAAGACACTACTTAAGGAAAATACAATCCGTAGATTCTGGAAGCTTTCCGGAATTACGCCTGTTAACGAGATGGCAGCAAAGTTTGCCAGAGACGAGGACGAGGACGAAGAAGCCATTGAAGAAGGCGGCGGCTACAAGCCTGGCGGTGATTGGGAATCAGACCCTTTCCGAGTTGATCAGGAAGAGGACGAGCCAATGGAAGAGATGGCGCCAGCCCTCAGAGACGAGGAAGAGCCTATGCAGGAGGAAGAAGAGGGTGAAATGCCCGAGCCTGCAATGGACGAGCCTGCAGAGCCTGAAATGGACATGGACATGGGCGACGACGCTGCTGAAGGCGGAGACGTAGAGGCTGAGGTCTCGATCCCAGAGTCTGATGTTGACGCACTTAGAACTGCTCGTGACGTGATTGACCAGATCCTCGGAGCTAGCGATGAGGGTGCCGGCGAGCTGGACATGGGCGGCGACGAAGAGGTCGCTGATCTCCCAGCTCCTGAGCCAGAGGCAGAAGAGGAAGAGGAGCCACTTATGGAGCTTGATATCGACAACGATCAGCTTAATGAAGTTCTCGACCGAATCACATCCCGCGTTACAAAGCGAATCCTCAAAGAGGCTCTCGCTAAAAAGTTGACAAAAAACTAATTTGTCATTGACATAACAGCTGAAAGACTGTAATATATAAATATGTTGACTTACTTAATATGGTTTCTGGCCGGTGCCCTAGCGCACCGGCTGCTATCCTTTTTTCTTGCTGTTCGCTTAGAAAAGCATATCATTTCACAAACATTGTTGATTACGGGAAAACTGTTCAAAGCTATTTCTATTGATATAGAAAGAATCCTGGCGTTTAAGCACGACGCTATTAAATACTCGGATCTCCCGGATCAGATTATCAAAAAGACTATTGACTCTGACAGGGAGTTTATCGCCAAGTGGCAGATGCTTCTTTTCACTACGGTGGCGATGACAATACCAACAAAATACATTAAAACTATTCCAAATTACATTTGGGACGAAAGAATTGATCTGAATAGCATAGTTACAAAGCTGGAGGAAGAAAACAATGAACAATATTGAGTTAAGCGCCTGGGGTGAAAAGAACGACACAGACGATCTAATCACTTACAAGGTCCAAGCGAAGTTGAAAGGCAAGAGGCAACTGAATTCCCTAATGAAGGAGTTTAGTGGCTGGAAACAAGCAGGCGAGGGCTATGACCCGAACAATGAGAAGACGATTATCTTGATGATGCGAACTTTTGAGAACAAGAAGTCGTGGATGAAGTTTGCTAACGATCTTCCATTTTTGGTGGAAGAGTTTAATCCAAGAACAGGAAAAAAGAAGGTAATCAATGGAAAAAGAAGAAAATAACGAAGAGGGAGTAGATCTTGAATCGCTCCCTATGCAGTATGATGATCGACAAATCGTAATCATCAACAATATTGACCAGCCGGCAGGAGAGGGTATTCGTACATTCTCTCTGTATGGGGACGTCAACGAAAAGATGTGTGCAGAAGCCGTGTCAACACTGCTGTACCTCAAGGACACAGCAAGCAGTGTGGCGTACGAAGATCCAGAAGACCCAGATTCTGAGCTGGTGCACACAACAAAACCTATTAAGATGCTAATCTCTACACAAGGAGGCAGCGCATCTGAAATGTTCTCTCTTTATGATACGATGAGGTTCGTAAAGGAGACTTGCGATATAGAAACTCTCGGAGTCGGAAAGGTTATGTCTGCTGGCGTTCTTATCTTTGCTGCGGGAACCAAAGGCAAGAGAAAGATTGGAGCAAACTGCAGAGTCATGATCCATAGTGTTATGGGTGGTTTCGGAGGAAACATCCACAGCATGGAAAATGAGATAGCCGAAGTAAGATGGATTCAGGACCAGTACATCAAGTGCCTTGCGAAAGAATCGAAGCTTACAGAGGCAAAGATTAGAAAGATGCTAAAGAGGCAGGTTGATGTATATCTCTCTGCAGAGGAAGCGGTTGAATTTGGCATAGCCGATGAGATAGTGTAACACTAATTATACTAAAAGGAGAACAGTTTATGTCTGGTTTTGACGATTTATTTGAAACATACAAGAAAAAGCACAGCGTTCAAGACGTCTTGTTTGAGATGGTGGAAAAGGCTCTGCAAGATAGTTCGCTGGTGATGGAGCAAGATGAGCCTTCTGCAGGCCGAAAGTTCATGATGGTTATTCCCAGGATCTCACCGTCAGAAGCTTGGGGTGACCCAAATTCAATGGAAAGAGAACAGGTCAATGAGATCTTCAAAGTAGTTAGAGGTGGTGCGAGTATATCTGCGCGTATCCAATCTCTAAATGATTATCTGGATCCAGCAAAAGCAAAGCGTAAGCGCTCACCACGAGTTATTATCAACAATATGATCATCCTAGAGAGCCTCAAGGCTGCACTCAATCACTTCAGTGAATCGGCTGCTGGGTTTGTTCTTGAAGCTTTCATGGCAGCACTTACTGGAGGTTTCCAGCAGGCAGAAAGAGTCGGAGGAACTTTGCCGATAGAAGACTTCGTTGCCTTCACGGAGTTCGGTGGCACACCTACTGCTGTAAGTTTGAAGCTTTTGCAAAAGACCACACAAATCAAAGGTAGTTTTACAAACCTTGTGGACTATCTTTTTGTTAGGGGCGAGCCAAGCATAAAGTATCTGGTGGCTTACAAGAATGCAAAGTCCAACATAGAGAGTCTGGATATTTATGATTTCACAATTTCAAGAGATAACCTTGTATCTTTCATTGTTGCCGGCGCGGAAAATCCACATGCTAGTCTTTTGGGCGGGACTGATTTGGCCAAGCTGCAAAACGTATTGAGCAATGGCACCATAGAAGAGGTGGCAATCGCAGTCACTGAGTTGCCAGGATACACAAAAGCTGGCAAGCTAAACGCGGTAGCAAAGCAGGCAAAGGAGGCAGCAGCTGCAGCCCAAGCAGATACGCAGCCAGTGCCAGCGGAAACAGAGCCAGCTCCTGTGGCAGAGTCTTTCCACGAAGCTGAAAAGCAAATGATGTCAAAAGAGATACTTTTGGAAGAATCAGGAAAAAAGGGAGCATCACAGTGGAAGGTAAGTTTTACTATGTTGAAGAACCTTGAAACTGTAGATTTGGTCCACCATGGAGAGCTAGACATGTCAGAGGCAAAGGTTATGGAAATCGCAGAGATATACGCCAAGACGTTGGGAGACCAAATCATAAACCTTATGGAGTCTGTCCAGTCTCTCACTGGAAACATCGGTGATTACTTCTCTGAGCGCCTAAGATCTAACGCAATCTCTGCCGGAAGAGATGCATCTAAGGACGCAGAAGAAATAAAAACCAACTTGGAAGGTCAACTTTCTGAAGAAGACACTTGACAAACCATCAATTAATGCTTATAATATATAAAAGAAAGTGAGGAGTTAATGTCAAAGCATTTTTCGTCTAAGGAAGAACTACACAATAAAATTTTAACAGGGGTCAACACACTAGCAGATAACGTTGCATCGACTCTAGGACCCAGAGGTCGCAATGTTATCCTTCAAGAAAAGGGCAAGATGCCCATCATTACAAAGGATGGAGTTACGGTCGCAAAGTTTGTAGACCTCGAAGATCCCTTCGAGAACGCAGGCGCACAGATCGTCAAGCAAGCATCAGCAAAGACAAACGTCGATGCTGGTGATGGCACAACTACTTCTACTGTTTTGACCCGAGCCATCTTTCGTGAGGCGTGGGATCATATCGAACAAGGCGCAAGCCCAACAGAACTGAGAAGAGGCATTGACAAAGCAGTATCAGCTACTGTTTTTGCTTTAGAGGAGAAGGCTCGACCTGTGGCAAGTGCGGATGACATCTCGCACATTGCGACAATCTCAGCCAACAACGATAAGAGCATTGGAGACCTCATTGCCCTTGCGGTCGACAAGGTGGGAAAGGATGGATCTATCACGATCGAAGAGGCCAACTCTTTGGACACTGCTCTAGATCTAGTAGAAGGCTTCAGGTTTGATTCAGGCTACGCTGCATCTGCGTTCGTGACCGATACGCGCCGAGCGATTACCCGTCACGAAAAGCCAATGTTTCTGATTACAGACTCTAGAATTGAAGCTGTTGATCAGATTCTCCCCTCTTTGGAGATTGCCGCTCGCGAGGCTCGACCTCTTATTATCATTGCAGATGAGATCGAAGGCCAGGCCCTGGCAGCCCTAATCATGAACACGGTTCGTGGTTCTATGAAAGTCGCTGCAATTAAGGCTCCGAGATACGGGGAAGCAAGAAGGCAGATCATGTCAGACTTGGCTATCGCAACAAACGGAAAGTATTTCCAACGTGCGTCTGGTGATGATATCAAGCAAGTTTCATTAATTGACTTTGGCACTGCCAAGACTATCGAAATCACCAAAAACATGACAACGATCGTAGACGGTGGTGGCTTACACATTGAAATTGATGAAAGGATCCAAGAGATCAAAGAGACTCTCGATCAGACTGATTCAATGTACGAATGTGAACAGCTCCAAGAGCGAATCACAAGACTGTCTTCAGGTATTGCGATCATCAGAGTTGGGGCGGCAACACAGATTGACATGATTGAAAAGAAGCACAGAATCGAAGACGCTCTAGAGGCAGTTCGCTCTGCACAAATGGAGGGAATCATTCCTGGCGGCGGTGTTATGCTGTACAGGATCTCCAAGAAGCTCGATGTCGGCACTGATTCTAAGGAGCAGTCCTTGGGTGTGGACATTGTAAAGAGGGCTCTCTGCGCACCACTACAGATGATGGCACAGAACTCAGGTATGGAATGGCAAGAGGTTGCCTCAAAGATCGATGACGCAAAGAATGAAGACACAGGAGTCAACTTCCTTACGGGGGAGACAGCAAATCTTTTGGAAGCTGGAGTAATCGATCCTGTGAAGGTGACCCGATGTGCTCTCCAGAACGCTGCATCTGTGGCGGGAACTCTGATAACAACAAATTATGCCATTATTGAGTAATTGTTGTAGACTAACTGAGTTGTGAATACTAGTTAGGTTACGGAGGGCTCTAGCATCATGGATAACAGCGACATTAAGATTAAACTTGATAGACTTTGTACTGGAATTGAGACTGTGAAGGACAAGCAAGAGGAAATGGCAGAGGACATCGGGAAGATCAAGGAAGCTGTATATAACCCGGATGAGGGTCTTTATGCCCGTCTCCGAGCCCTTGAGGCGTGGCAGGCTACATCTTCCAAGATGATCTGGACCCTTTTCACCACTGTTGTTGGCCTCGTAGGCGCTTTTGTTCTAAAGTCTCTCGGCTAAAGAAAGGCGGATTTGTGTCACTGCAAAAGGAACAGATAATTAACAGTTTAAAAACAATCGAGAGTTTCCTGTATCAGGAACATTCTGTTGAGGTGGAGTATTCCCCAGACCACAAAGACGTATACTATCAAGACATATCAAGAATAGAAATTAATTCTAGACAAAATTACAATAGTCGACTTAATAGCTTGCTTCACGAGGCAGGACATGTTATGATAAGATCAGAAGTTGATTGGGAAAGCAAGCGATTCCCATACATGAAGGATCAGGGATCACTTATCAGGGGCAACATTAGTCACAGGGTAGATGTCTTGCGAGAGGAAGTTATGGCCTGGGAAGAGGCAAAGAAGCTAGTGAACTATCTATCTCTAGAAGTGGATGAAGAGTTGTTTGCGCGGCACAGGACAGCTGCGCTTAAATCTTATATTGATTGGGTGTAAACATGAAAGTAAAAATAACATATACGGTCGACCTTGCGGAGGTCCCGGAAAAAGCAGATCCCCTTTTGAAGGAAGCTGCAGCCGCAACGAAAGAGATCTCTAAAAGGGTAGCCTCTCTTGGAGAACTAAAGAGTGAATCTATAGAGAAGTGCCTAAAGGAGATTGCAGATATCAGGTCGATCTTGATGAACGTCGACTTTGCACTTGATGACTGCGACTCAATGTTGACGGGATATCTTCGAGCATTGACGGACGGTCCGTCGTACCCTGAACTACCAAACGAGGAAGGATAAAATGATTAAGCTACAAGAAGTTGTTTCAGTCGTAGCGAGTGACGACTGGAGAAACCGATACAAATACGAAGTTAGGGACATTTTTGTTAATCCTGAGCACATACAGTACATCAGACCTAACAAAAGCAGACAACTGGTTGAGTCCCTCGCAAGCGCACACGGAAACTACTGTAATATCTGGATTCAAGGAAGAGAGATGACGGTGGTGGGGACACTAGACGAGCTACAAAAGAGGTTGTTTAGTGGCAAGGGTCTGCTGCATGATTGATCAATTCAGTAGATACTTTATTTACGGAAGACAAAGCTGTCCATTTTGTAGGGACGCTGTCGACTTCCTCAAGGCCAAGAATAAGGAAAGTGTTTTCTTTGACTTCTCAGAGGACCCTGAAGCGATTGAGGATGCAAAGAACTTCTACAACAGAACAACCGTGCCAATTATTCTGGAAAACAACCGATCCTCTGGAGATACAAAACTAATCGGAGGATACACAGATCTAGTGGAGTATTTCAATGATTAAGTGTGAGTTAATGCCCATCTCCTCTCCTTTGGAGTCTCGCAATTCAAAACCAAGATTCGGCAGGTATCACGGCAGTTGTTTCTGGGATATCAAGAACTTTGGATCAAAGAAGTGGGTCATCGCCGCCTACATTAAGGTTGAGGATGCGACACTTTTTGAAGACGCCACTCCTGATGAAATCGCGAAAGGTTGCGTTGAGTATCTAAATCAGCCACCCCCGCGCAAGAAGTATGCCAAAAAGATTCCAAAGCCCAAGTATGGTTCACTGGAGTTTTATAGTGCTAGAGTGGTGGAGAAAGAAGATGGCAAATGTATCTCGGCTCTTTTGGTGACAGACTCTAGAAGAAACAAACTATTTTGGGGTAAGGGTAGAAATGTCTGATCAGCAGGATCCCAAACAAAATTTCTATGATCTAAAGAGAGATGAAGTCGAAGGGTATTTCGACAATGCGAGTACAATGATTGTTCGTACAGATCGACTGATGTCTGACCACTATACTGGAAAGAACGTCCTGGGCCCCGAGATCTTGCAGCGAGTTGCAGAACTTCATGCTCTCGCTGGAGCTTTCGAGTCATACTTGGAAAAGACATTCAACTTAGCTGCAGCACCTGAGAACGCAATGTTTAGAGTAAAGTTTACCGCTGCTACTGGAATCATAAAAATGGTATTCGCAATGTTTGAGTCAAAGGAATACCTGTCACGACACAATATAAGCTTAGAAGACCAATGACCCTAAAGTTACTCTTGGGTGTACTGGTCTTTATGCTGGGCCAAATCGGAGGGTGGTATCAGCTAAACTCCCAGTACGTGTGGAAGTGGTGGCAGGACAAGCCCTTGATGTCGGCAGTGGTCTTTGGTATCCCGACGAGTGTTGCTTTTTGGTACGCCTGGAGGATGGTGGCAGACTCTACCGAATCTGTATGGAGCGCTCGCTTTATCGGTTCTGGGACTGGATTTCTTATCTTCCCCGTTCTGACATGGTTTTATCTCGGAGAGAGTATGTTTACGGCTAAAACGATGTCTTGTCTGGTTTTGGCGATAACAATCATTTTAATTCAGATTTATGCTTGACAAATATTCAGAAGTGGTTATAATATATATATGCTCGAAAATGAGCACTTGAGAACAAGGAGAAATAGTATGAGTTTGCAGATTTTAAGAGGGGATCCTTTTTTTAGTGAGCTTTTTGGAAGGCCATCAGTTAGAAACACTGGTCCAAAAACAAGCGTGGCAACTACGGACGACGGGTATGAGTTGTCTGTTGTCGTGCCGGGCGTGAACAAGGGAGACATTGATATCAATGTTGACAAGGGAACTTTGACAGTATCCTACAAGACCACAGAAGAAACAAAGACTTCGTTTGCGACAAAGTCGTTCACCAAGTCTTGGACACTTCCAGAGAATACCGACGCTGAATTTATCACAGCTAAATCTGAAAACGGGATTCTTACGTTGTCTGTGCCAACCACAGATAAGTCGATCCCAGCCAGAACTATTACGGTACAGTGATAGTTTAATTCTTTAAATTTAAAAGGCATCCGATTGGGTGCCTTTTGTTTATGTATTGACTAATTATTATAAAAAAGGTATAATCTTTTTATGAACTTCAACTCTATTTGGAAATCCTATCTCAACGAAGAAAAAGAACTTGAACTGCTTGCTGAAGCGAGAGTCAAGGACATTAAGAAAAAGTATCCCGTCCTCACCGACACTGGCTGGCTTGCTTATAGTCGCGAAAGACTAGACAGCGTCCTTGGTCCCAAGGGCGTATCAAAGTATCTCTTATTTTGCATGAGGGAGCTTCACAAGAACTTCAAGCAAGACATCGAAGACTCTGAAAGCTGGATTGATAGTGAGCATTATGATGTTCAAGATGTGAAAACAGTGGCAGAGGAGATCCTTGAGGCTGTCCTTGCGTTTCAAGAAAACCAACAGCGCATAGAAGAAAAGGATATCTACAAGTACAATATTGGAGAACTGCAGCAGGCCTTGTCTAAATTGGGATTGTCCTCTAGCCAGAAAAAGGAAAAAGAGAAAGCTGAAGCAATGAAGACCACAGAGATCGTTTACGATGAGAACGGCATCTTCGCCGTCCGTCCGCTTTCTGAGACCTCCTCTTGTTACTTTGGCAAGAACACGAGATGGTGTATCTCTGCAACACAATCTAGAAACTACTTTGATCAGTACACAAATGACGAAAAAGCCTTTGTGATGGTAAGGTTTGATGGTATTCCTGCCGATAACAGCATGCACAAGTTGGCTCTTGTTTATGATAAAGAGGGCAACCTTGAAGAGGTTTTTGACGCTCCTGACAACGATCATAGTGATATCATCGTTTATCGAGCTGCAGCCCTCCACTTCGGTGAAGAGGACTATGAGCTAATCGAAGACGAAGACAAGGAAGAGAAGATCAATGAGATCGCATCCGACATCATACAATATGGATATATGAATGTTCTAGATAATCCTCCAGACAAGACCGCCGGCTATGAAGCCGCATGTCACAAAATAGAGGAAGATTTAGCAGATGACATCAAGCATGCTGACTATGGCTTTGAAGTTGACGATTACGGTGAAGGTAGTTACGTTAGCTTTTGGGCAAGTTTCAACATTGAGTTGGACAATGAGGTGTTTGAAAACGGAAAGTACCAATTCGATGACGGCTATCATACTGCTGGCGAGATCATTAACAAGATGTCAGAGGCACAAATCTACTTTGAAGATGTCGACATAAACGATTATTCAGGTAAAACCACTTTTCAATTCCGTATGGCTGCAGAAAACTACGAGGCAACTCCCGATGGTTATAGAGAACTATTAGAAGAAGTAGCCTTCCAAGAAAAGAGAAAATACCCTGCAATGCGAAGAATACTTTTAAAGTACCTTGCAGATGAAGAGTTCATACAACCCGCTGCATTTGATACCTTTAGAGCCAAATTAGATGATATACGTAAAAGCCTTAATCATTTTACAGCCACAGATGCAGACTATGTTGGAGAAGAAGAAATACACTTCGCCGCAACTCCTATCGACACCAACATCGAATACAGTTATTTGAAATTTATCAGTGAGGAAAAGCTCGGCGGCAAATGGATAAATCCAGAGCTGACGAAAGGATTGACCGATGGTCTGCAAAGCCTAAACAAAGCAGTGCAAACTTATCTCGCACAACAATTGGAACTTCCTATAGATGATCTTCCGCCAAGAATAGTTCAAGATTTGTCAATTCCAGATTCACTAGAGATGTATCTCTATCGTTCTTATGAAAAGGCACAAATTATGATCAGAATATCTCTCGATAATCCAGAGGCGGATGACAAGGAGCTAGAGTTGGGGCTTAACATCGTGAAGTTCATTGACTCTAATTACGATTTAGTTGTCGAGGCTGCGAACAAATCTCTTTCAAACGTAGTCCAGAAGGCTCTGCAGATGCAAAAAGACATAGAAAACAACTTTCCTGAGCCTGTGAAGAAGCTTCTCGCGATGGCTAGAGAGTCTGGTAATTCTGATGTCGCAAGACTTCTAGATAGAATACCAGATTATACTCGCGGAGCGTACAAGCAATCTAGGCCATGGGTGGCTTCGTATCGCGGCCAAGGCGTAGCTCCAGAAGAGTACATATATAATTTAATAAGAAGTCAACTCTTGCGCCCTATATGGTCATACTTAAGAGGCATCCTTGACCCTGAAGGCAAAGTGTACATTCCACCGGGAGACACAGAGCATGCCTTTGAAATATACGCTCCAG